GCGAACCGGGTGTAAACGTAGTAGCCGGTCGCGTCGTTGTCGTGGTCGAACCCGCCGGTCTTGTCGGGCTCGGCGACGCCCTTCTTGTAGGTCTGCTTCTCGACACTCTCGATCGACCGCCTGCAACGGGGGTCGATGTAGAGCGAGATGGTCCCATCGGCTGCGCGGTACTTGCCGTTGACGAGGTTGATGCGGTCCCGCACCAGGGGGTGCGAAGACATGGCGTAGACCTTGAACCCGGCTTTGCGCAGGATGGTCACGTCCGTCTCGCCGTGCGCCGCGGTGCGGCGGCCGGCGCCGGCAGGGTCGGGGTAGATCGTGATGTGATCGAGCCCCTGGCCGCTGGTGTCGTTCCGCCTGTACCGCCGCGCGATCTCATCGGCGATCTCGTGCGTGTTTGAGCTTTCGATGTGGATCTCGTCGAACTGGTGCGAAACGATGCGCCCGCCGTCGATGCGCTCCTGATAGAGATGCGCCGTCATCGGATCGATATTGAAGTCGAGCCCGACGTGGATCGGCAGGTCGGGGCGGTAGTCCCACGCCTTGACGTTCTGCGTGCGGTTGAAGGCGTAGTAGATCTGGCCGCCGTAGCTCTCGAATGTCGCCATGTACTCTTGGCGGAACGTGCGCTCGTCGAGCGAGCGCCGTGCCGCTTCCACCTCCTCGAGCGGGACGTTGCCGCCGTCGAGGGTCGTGTAGAGCCACGACATGTGATCGTGTTGCCGGCCATCGCCGGGCTGACCCGACACGTAGCTGTCGTAGAAGTGGTTGAAGCCCTTGGGCGTGCCGATGCGGATGGCGTGCCCGTTGCACGTCGACAGCATCGGCCGAATGACCTCGGTCCACGCCTCCGGCTTCACGTCCGCCCACTCGTCGCCCATGAAGAAGAACAGGCCGGAGCCGCGCAGGTTGTCGAAGTTGTCGAGGCCGACGAGGCGGAACACATGCCCCGAATGGAAGGTGATCGTGGATCGCTGGTTGTTGATGTGAGCGATCCACTCCTCCGGGCAGGCGCGGATGGCGCGCTTCCAGAAGTTCTTTTCGGCCTGCGTGTAGGTGGGTGCGCCGTACCAGATCTCGTTGTCGGCATCGACGTCGAGCTCGATCGCGCGGCGAACGGCGCGGCGGAGCTCCTCCATCATCAGGAAGGTGTTGTGCGTGACGATGAACGCCTCCGAGCACAAGTAGAGGCGGTTCGGACTATCAACCTGGATGCACCGCACCGGAACGCTGTCGACCGGCTCGATAGAGACGATGAAGCGGTGCTCGATGTTGCGACCCGACGACCGCGCCCGCAACCGGTCGAGCTTGCGCTGCAACCGGAACACGGGAAGCCGGGTTGTGAACGTGACACGATACTTCGGACCCACGACGATCCCGTTGAGTTTGGCATCGCCACTCGCCAGCACGGCGCGGATGCCGAGTGAGCGCGCCAGCTCAGCAACCCCCTCCGCAAGCGGGCGCAATACGCTCGTGAACTCGCAATGCCCGCCTTTCGAGACCGTGCCGTCGGTGTCCATGAGCCCCTGCAGCAGCGCCAACCGCTGCTCGACGGAGGCCCGCAGATAGGCGGCAGGGATGTGCTTGTTGCCGAGCAGACCCATGACGCCAAGCCGACCTTGCAGGCTTTTCGGGCTCGACCGCTTCTCGCCCTTGCAATCGCCGTCGAACTTCCAAGCAAATGCGCGTGGCTCATAGCGATGGATCGGCTGCCCCTCGGCGCGGATCTCGTCGATGATCTGCTTGTCATCGCACCAGAGCATGGCGTGAACGCCGGTGCCGTCGCCGAGCCACGCCCCGAGCACGTAGGGCTGAACCGGCAGATCGGCTACCGAACACACCACCGGCGAGCAAGCCGCGACGGAGTGATTGGTGTCGCCGCGCGCGCCGGTCGTGAGTGACGCCAGCAGCTCGTGTGTGTTGCGCACCTGCGGACGATCGTTGACCGGCGCATAGCCGCTGCGGACGCGCGTCGTCCGCGCCCTTGCATTACGCGCCGCATTCTTGCGCGCGGCGCGATCCCATGTCAGCCACAGGTGCTCGTGGTCGGCGACAACCTCCGTTCCGTCCGAAAAGCGCACGCGGTAGCACGGACGATCGTGCATCACCGGCGTGGCCAAAACGACGCGGCACGGCTGGCCGTTCTCGTCGAACAGTGTGTCTCCCTCCTTGACATCACCCATTGTCGTCCAGCCGCTCGGCGTCGGCAGTTTCGTATCCAGCGCCAACGCCTTGCCAAAACGACGCCCGCACACGGCGTCGCGGAAGCGCGCCTCCTCCTGCCAACCCCACAGGTAGATGTTCGCCTGCTTCGGGGTGAGCTGGATGCGCTTCGCTCGCTGCATCCCGCTCATGGCCGCACCTCAGAGCACGGGATGGGCGGGGAGCGGACCGTCGGGACGCAGCACCGGCTTGTCGGCCACGATGGCGTCCTTCATGCGCTGGGCGATGTTGTCGAGGAAATTGCCGGCGCCGTCATCCTCGACGTAGAGTTTCAGGTAGCGCGCGCGCGTCCCCATGATCTTGAGGATGGTGTCGACCAGAGCCGTCTGCGGGGCCTCCATGAACTGGTCGAACAGCCGCGACTGCATCATGTCGAGGCGGTCCAGCTCCATTCGCCGCAACTGGTCGGCGGCCTCCTCGGGGATCGCGGCGATACCCTCACGGACCCAATTCCAGGCGGTCCCGGCCGAGCACTCCATGGCGTCGGCGATCTCGGAATAGGTGTAACCCTGACGACGATAGTCCAGCGCCTCCTTGATCTTCTCGGCGCGCTCGATCTCGGCCTTGCGGGCGGCCTTCGACGGCGTTCCCTTGCGGTTGCCCTGCTTCTTGGTCGGCTTCGGCTTGTCCTTGCCCCGCTTCTTCGCCTCGGCGATGGCCTCGTTGGTCGGCCCCATGGCGGCAGCGCCCGCATCTGGCGTACCCGCATCCGGCGAGCCGCTGCCCTTCTTCTTCCGTGCCATTTCCTTCAACCCCCTATGCTCTTGCGTTGTCTCCAAAAAGCGAAGGGACCGGCGTTGAGCCAGTCCCCTTGGTCGTCTCGATGCTGTGCCGGGGAGCCGCCGCCCCGGCTCGGCCTACTTCCCGTCCTCCCACCCTTCGCGTGGGAGCCGTCTATGGCCCCATCGGTAGAAGGTGGTTCATTGGTTGGGTTTCGCTCGGGATCTACGCCGCCCTCTGCCGCTCGAACCGCCAGATTTCCGCCTCGATCAGTGGGAACCACTCGAGCACCGTTTGCCAGTCGTCGGGAGCGTGCTTCTTGATCTGCGACATGAAGCCGTAGTCGAGGCCGCAGAAGCTCGAATGGAACAGCTCGTACTCGCGTGAGATCGCCAGCCCCGAGCCCTTGATGGTGTCGAGCACGTCCTTCCGGTTCATTTCCCAGATCGGCCACCACTGCTTGTGCTGCGGTTGCAGGCCGCCGGACTTCGAGCACATGACGGCGCGGGTGAAGAACTCGCCGGAGCGGGCGCCAACCGCGTAGAGGTGATTGGCCGGCAATCCCTCGTCCTCGGCGATCTCGCGGGCGATCTGGGCGAACGACAGGGTGGCGGGCAGCCCGGCCGCGGCGATGGTCTTGGCCGTCTCCGGGGTCTGGTAGCGGAACTCGTTCAGCCACTCGATCAGCGTCGGGTGCGGGGCGCGGTGGATGGGTCGGCCGAACAGGTGCTTTTCGTAGTAGGCGACCGCCTCCTCCATGATGCTGAGCCCCGGCACGTAGTAGCAGGAGAACGGGATCAGCTCGTCGAAGTACGGCTTCATGGCGATGGCCATGGCCACGGCGTCCTTGCCGGTCGAGAAGGCGACGATCGCGCGCGGCCCCAGGCGCTCGCGCATCTGCCGCAGGAACGGCTCACCCCACGCAAACCGCTGCTTGAGGTCAACGGTCTTGATCGACATGGCGTTAGGCCCTCAAGAGCTTCGGATCCACCCGGAACAGCCCCTGCTGGCCCCGGTAGGGGATGAAGGGCAGCGGCTGCGGCTTCTTGAGCACCCAGCCATAAGGGCCACCGAACCACGGGCTCTTGT